AATCATTAGGTGATCAATATGGTCCACGTGCTTTATGGGATCGTGTTGATCAAAGTAAGTTGCTTGAGTGTGATATAGTAGAATTATATGAAGAACTCAAAGGCTCAGAACCTGATCCACGAGCTACCTCTACAATGCGTCATGCTATGAGAGATATGGGCTTTGAAGCAAGTCGTACTACTCTACCAGGCGGTAGACATGGTTATGCTTACTTCATTCCAGGACTGAAACAAATAACATTAGTACCATCGGAGATAGAAAATGAGTAAATGGTTAGGTAGATTACTATGTCGTCTAAGACACCACAAATGGAAGATGTTTGGCGGTGGTTATACAGACATTCGATGTAAGCGTTGTGGTATTTGGTGGGATCAACAAGATGAATAACTTTCCAGAAAATGAAAATATGGCAACACCTAAGATGAAGTTGCCAATTAACTATGCTAAGTCACACTGGGCTGTACGTATACAAGCTAGAGAGCAATACGTAAGGAACCAGAAAGGGAGATGCTATCATTGTAAGTGTGTCCTAAGTAAGAAGCCACCTAAAAGTATTACTAACATACCATTGACTGCTCACTTGTTTCCTAAGAATTTCTTTGAGCATCCAGTGCACTTACACCATAGCCATAAGACTGGAATGACGCTTGGTGCTGTACACAATTATTGTAACGCCATACTTTGGGAATACCACCGAGAATAAGAAATTAAATCAAATACTATGTGTACATCAGTAGATTTATATGATATAATAGAATTTGTAGTGGAGACTTCTTCACTACGAACTGTAGAGCTGAAAAGCTCATTAACCAACCGAAAGGAACTGAAATATGTCTAATAAGATACAACCTATTGAATCGCCTGTAGGCACTCTTGAATGGTGCTTTATTGATGGCGACGGCAAACCTGATCTTCAAGGTGTACCTAAATATCAAGTTGATGTTGTTCTTACACCTGAACAAGCTGAACCGTTCAAAGCAATGGTAGCTGACTTCTGGAAAGAGAACAAACCAAAAGGTGCCAAAGAAGCTAAGTCAACGGGCGTCTACCCACATACTGTTAAAGACGAAGAAGCTAGCTCTCAAGCTGGTGAAAATGTTTATAAAGAAACAGGTAATACTGTCGTGCGTTTCAAGACAGGTACTAAGTATGTGAGTGGTGATAAGAAGATAATCAAAGTCTTTAACTCTAAAGGCAATGAAGTATCTCTCCATGGTAAGAAGATTGGCAATGACTCTCGTGGTCGTGCCATTGGTTCCATTGCTATCTACGACTTCAGTAAGGCAGCTCGTGGTGTTACTTTTTACCTGAACTCTGTTCAACTCAGCAAGTTTGTTGAATTCACTGGAAATGCTAATCCTTCTGGTCAGATTGATGAAGAAGAAGGTGGTTTTGAAGGTGTTGAAGGTGACATGCCTGGAGCAGTTGAAGATGAGTCAAGTGCGCCTAGCAAGCCACGTTTATAAGTAGCTAGCTCACCCCCGACTAGCTACTTTTCCTACCACCGCTATCTTAACGGTCTAGCGGTGGTAGGCTTTTTTACTTATGAGGTAACAATGTATAAATATGTAGAACTGGATGCGATCCTACCCAGTATAAAAACAGGACAACCACTCGCGTTTGATACCGAGACAGATGGCAAGTATGGAAAGATCTGCCTAGCTCAATTCTATCAAGCCCACTGGCCAGAGGTTCTTATGATCAAGAACCCAGAGCCAATCCACCTCATGTCTATCCTAGCACAACTAACTGACACCATGCTTGTCATGCAAAATGCTAGCTACGACATCACAACAATACAGCGACAAACAGGTAGTAGATTTATACCACCTAAGTTTGATGACACGCTTCTTCTGGCTCGCATTGCTTGGCCACAACTTCAAGGATACACTTTGGATGCACTACTTGAGATAGCACTCAGGTATGATCCTTATAAACGCCTTGGTATTGACAAGAAGAAGATGCAAAAAGCTGTATGGACTACACCTATCATACCTGCTCTACAACTAAGGTATGCAGCAATCGATGTATTCCACCTCTTAGATCTTTATGAACAAGTCAAGAATGCTAAGTTAGATTTTAACTACATGCTTGACATTGTTTCTTTACGTGAAGCATTAGATTGGCAGAATAACGGTCAAGCTATTGATGCTGAGCGTCTTCAAGAGATGTATACAGCTAATCTTAGAGAGATTGAATCTTATGATCTACCTATCAATGTTAACTCCTGGCAGCAAGTTAGACCTTATATTGGTCAGGATGAATCTAATGGGTTAGCTCTAGCGACGTTTGCTTTACAAGGCAATACTAAAGCACGTAATGTGCGGACAGTGCGTAGCTTACTTAAGCTCAATTCTTTCTTAAACAAGTTTGATAACCCAGAGGGTATAATCTATGGAGTCTTTGGCCCTTACGCTAGAAGTGGACGATACACATGTCAGAATGACAATCTCCAGCAGTCTCCCAGAGCTACTAAGTCCTTATTTAGTGCAAGGCCTGATAGATACATGCTGTATTCAGACTTCTCGCAGCTTGAACTTAGATCCATTACTGCAATTACGGGAGACCAGAGAATGGTTGAAACCTACAGAGCTGGTGGTGACATTCACGATCTCGTAAGAGATGAGTTAATGATTAGCAGACAGATTGCTAAGACTATTAACTTTAATGCTTTGTACGGTGGTGGTGTTGGTATGATGCGAGGTATCTTGATTAAAGATGCCGACATCTTACTAGACTTCAACGTGGTTGCTCGTGAGATGCGTAAATGGAAGAACCTCTTCCGTGGTGTTAGAGCGTGGCAAGAACAAGGTATTCGTGATTTCAATGGCGGACGCCTTGGTTCAACAGCTTGCGGGCGTAAGTATCGTGGTCGCATGATGACTGACCAACTAAATATTGAAAACCAAGGTACTGGTGCTGAAGTTGCAAAACTTGCTAAGCACTATATGTATCAGCCGTTGAAAGATTTAGACTGTAATATTGAGAACTTCATTCATGATAGTTATATAATTGATTCACCTAATCATCCGTCTGTTCACAAGAAAGCGTCTAAGATTATAGCAGAAGCAATGAAAGAAGCATGGCATGAAGTTAGTAAGAATCTGAGAGTCAAGGACCTCCCAATGCCTGTAACAGTTCGTGGTGGCTATCATCACGGTGATATTGAAGCAGGTTCCCACACATTCGAATTAAAGGTAGACTAAAATGAGTACTAAACAATATGATAAGTATTTAGAAGATGAATATAATAAGCAAGTAGGTGATGATGAAGAACTTTATGTACCTAATAAAGAGTTCAAAACAGTAGCTGTTCAATATCCACGATTATTAATTAACTATACATTTATGACATTCTTTGATTGTAAAGTTGGTGATAAAGCTGTAGTTTTTACAGGTGGTAATTGGAATGTTGTTAGCATCGTAGAAGTACATGATGAACCACAATTGTCTGGTGGTTATGCTTATACGTGGTTAGTACAGATAGTAGATCGTTCTGAATACGATAGACTGTGTATTGAATCACATGAAGGCATCCCATCCGTAGCGAGTAGATTATAATGCCTAGTCAATACGAAACAGACTATGCTGAGTTGGTCTCAGACATAATGGTGAATGGTGATGAAAGACCTACCAGGAATCATCCTACTAGATCTTTGTTTGGTAAGGTACTTACTGTTAACGAGTTATGTTACGGTGAGTTCCCTATCTTGCAAGGTCGTAGAATGTATCCTAGAGGTGTATTTGGTGAGTTAGCTGCATTCCTGAAAGGACCTAAGCACATAAAAGACTTCACTGACGAAGGTTGTAATTATTGGAAGAAGTGGAGTGAAGCAGATGGATCAATACATGTTGACTATGGTAACAGTTGGCTTGATTTTAACGGTGTTAATCAGCTTGAGGCTGTACTCTCTTCACTCGCGGAAGATCCTAACGGGCGCAGACACATTATCTCTGGCTGGCGTCCTGATCGTCTTAGTAGTCTGTCTTTGCCTTGTTGCCATCTTCTCTACCAGTGGTATGTAAACAACGGTAGTCTTGAGATGATATGGTATCAACGTTCAGTCGATACTATGGTTGGTCTCCCGTCTGATGTCATTCTGGCAGCAGCATGGAACGTCCTTATGGCTGATCAATTAGGTCTTGATCCTGGTAAGTTGGTATTCATGTTAGGTGACACTCACATCTATAAATCACATACATATGGAGTAGCAGATTACTTAGATGTAGTTCCTATGACTGATAATAATTGTCCACAGTACCTTCATGAAGGTACTCTGTACGATTTTAACTGTGACTCAATCGCCTTGATTGGTTACAATCCCTATAACCCTATCACTTTTGGATTACATTAATATGACTGAGAAACATGGAACTGATATACAAGCTACACTTGCTGAACGTGAAGTCCAACATGGTTCATTTAGTGACCATGCTTATATAGAGCAAGATTTACGTGAGATACTAGAGGCTAATAGCACTCATCTTCCAGCAGTTCATAAAATTGGTCTTGGTATGATACTGCATAAAATTGCTCGTATTCTGAATAGAGGTAATAATCATTCTGATACATGGCATGACATTGCTGGTTATGCGACCTTAGTAGAGCGAAGTATATTAGATGAATAAGTGGAACCTACGTTACTTTGGTCTAGCACTTGAAGTAGCTACATGGTCTAAAGATCCTGATAAACAGGTCGGTGCTGTCTGTGTTTCGCCTGACAAGCGAAGGATAGTCACAGGCTACAATGGTTTTCCTGTTGGGATTGAAGACGATGAAGCGGCACTTAATAATAGAGAGCTGAAGAACAAACTAATGGTACATGCCGAAGCGAACTGTATAGTCAACGGTGTTTCATCACTACGTGGTTGGACTATGCATGTAACTAAAGCTCCGTGCCTTGGTTGTGCTAAGCTTATTATTAATGCTAGAATTAAACGGGTTGTTTGTCCCTCTCCAGGTGGATCCTGGGAAGATGAACAACTATTTGCAATAGGTCTTCTTAAGAAGGCCAATATAGAGGTAGAATTTTATGAATAGTAAATATGATATATATGAAGATGATTGTGCTGTATTAATAGCTATGTCAGCTTTATTAAATGCTGAAGTTGAAGGTATGAAAGCTCTCAATACTGAACGAGCTAATAATGGTATGACTATAGCATATAGCGAATATCTTTTTTCTGAAGCTAGCAAACCATTAAAAGAATACTTAAAAGGATTGGAAAAAAATGATTGACGATAAAATTGTATTACGACCAAGTTCATTAGATGAGTTTGCTCAATGTCCACAGAAGTGGCTTCGCACTTTCATTAACGGTGAGTCATCCTATGTCAACAGCAGAGCAGCGATTGGAACAGCAATCCATGCAGGTGTTGAAAACATGTGGAATGACTGTATTCAAGTTAAGCAGAAGATCAAGTCGCCAAGCGCTATGGCTGATGCAGCAATGGAAGCTTGGAAGGAAGAAGAACAGAAAGGTATGCGATATGACAGTGGTGAGACTGAAGGCTCTTGTGCCAAAGAGATCATCACTGGTATGGATACATATATTGAAGATATTGTTCCTTGGGTAGACATTCCAACACATGTTGAAGTGCGATATACTGTTAACCTTGAACATGACTTAGTTGAAGGCATCTCAGGTCTTATGGACTATGTAGATACTGATAAGGGTATCATTGCGGATGTTAAGACTGGCAAGAGAAAGCACAATGTGACTAACTCTTCCACTCAACAATCCATCTACAAATACTTGGTTGAAGCTAACGGTGTGAAAGTTAACTGGAGTAACATCCAAAACGTAGTACTTAAGAAGAAGCCTGAAGGTCATGTCATGGATTGCCATATAGACATACCTAAAGCAAAATCTTTAGTGAATACGTTGCTTGACACACTGGACGTGTACCTGACAGACACTGTTGATCCTAACATACTGTTCAGAGGTAACTCTAAGTATTGGTTATGTTCACCTAAGTACTGTGCTTATTATAGTAGTTGTAAATTTGTAGGAAATTGATATGAAAACACTATTAGGCGTATCATGCTTAATAGCTCTCTGCGTAATGTGGCCACCACTAATCCTGGTGGTCATATTCGTGTGGGCTATGTCATGAATCATTTTCACTTTAGCGGCAATATTAACATAACTGAAATAGATGTTTGTGATGGTAGAGGTATCACTACAAAAATAGTACTTAAAGAACCTATAACAATTAAACCAACTGATAGTCTAGCAGTACAGTATGATGAAATGACTAGAAAAGTTGTATTGTGCATTAACGGTGAACCACATGAAACCATATGATCATCAACTAGAGTTAGCTAATGAAGGCTATGACATACTGAAAGAACACATGATAGTGTATCTTGCTACAGAAGAACGCACAGGAAAGACTCTTGCATCTATATTGATAGCTGAGATGTGTGACAATATCAAGTCTGTATTAGTCCTAACAAAGTTAGGAAAAAACAGGAAAGTAATAAAAGGCTGGAAAGACACACTTAAAGCGTTTCCACATGACAAAAAGTACACTGTTGTTAACTACCATCAGATGTACAAAGTTAGTCGTCATGATCTTTTAATACTAGATGAAGCACACAATTATATCAGTGGTTGTCCTGATCAGCCTGCTATGCATAAGCATATACAACAATGGCTTAGTCCTCAAGTACCTATTATATACTTGTCAGCTACTCCACATGCTCAAGGCTATCAGATGTTGTATCATCAGTTTTCACTTAGCACATGGTCCCCATGGCGAAGGTATAAAAACTTTCGTCAATGGTTTAGTCATTACGGTATTCCTACTGATATATACGTTAATCAGAAGAGACGTGCTATATACACTAATACACATGAAGATTTAGTCTTACCTGATATTAACCATCTCTTTATAACTAGAACGCGTAAAGAACTTGGTTTCCCTCATGAGCCTATTGATAAGCTACATTATATAGAACTTGATCAAAGTACTAAAGAGATATATAATGAGCTCATAAAAGATAAGGTTTATGAATGGGGTGAGAACGCTTTAGTATGTGATGTGCCTATTAAGTTGCGGTCATCATTACATATGCTTGAAGGTGGTGTAGCTAAAACTCATGTCTCAGCTGTAAAAACAAATGGTGAGGCGTACTTAAAGCCAGTATTTCACATATTTAATAATACAGAGAAGATTGACTATATTATGTCCACATGGGGTGATACAGAAGACCTTGTGATCTATTATCAATACATCGCAGAAGGAGCTAAGCTTAGGTATTATTTTAAGAAAGCACATGTACTTCAAGGTACTTCTAATGCAGAAGGCATTGATCTAGCTCATGTAGAAACTATTATAGTCTATTCACAGGACTTCTCTACAGCACGACACTCACAACGTAGAGCAAGACAAGCTGCGAAGCACCGAGATAAACCAATTACAGTACATTTCCTGTTAGTTAAAGAAGCTGTTAGTGCACAAGTGTACAAGACAGTGTCTATTAACAAGCAGAACTTCGTTGACTCAGTATTTGAAAGGAAACTATTATGAAAGTAGAAAAATTCATTGGTGGTCTTATACTTATGGTATTAGGCATTGCTACAATATTTTGGTTAATAGATCAGGTGATTGCATGAAAGGCATGAAAGGTCAAGTAGTCCATCCAGACAAGCTTAAATTCCCACTTGGTGCGGAACGCAAGTTCGATGGTGTTAGGTTACACACGTTTGTTAGAGACGGTAAGGTTAGGTTCTACACGTACAACGGCAATAGGATACCACTTCCTAGGTTAGAAGCTCAGTTAGCTAAAGCACCTACTAACACCATGCTGGACACTGAGATAGTATATAGAGACGGTTCTATGAAGTACCGTTCTAAGGTGTCAGGCATGATGAACTCAGCAAGGCAAGGCGGACGTATTGATGAGCGTGAACTAACACTACACGCCTTTGACTCTATGCCCATACATGAATGGGATGCTAAGAGATGTAGTCAATTGTCTGTAGCACGATATGCTGAGACTATGAAGATAGTACACGGTCTTGGTATGGACGCTCAAGTTAACCATGCTACAAGTCAGATAGTTAGGTCTGTAGAAGAAGTAGACAAACTGTCAGAAGACTTGTGGTTAATGGGCTATGAAGGGCTGATGCTTAAGGAGTTTAACCATAGGTATACGTTCACTAAGTCACGACTGTGGGCTAAGGTTAAGCAAGTCAAGACAGCTGATCTCATGTGCTACGACACGACAGAGGGTACTGGTTGGGCTGAGGGTTTGATTGGTGCACTTAAACTAATGGGTATTGTTGAAGGCAAGAATATCAAGGTTAAGACTGGCTCAGGTCTCACAGTTAATGATAGGCATAGACCAGCAAGTTATTATGTCGGCAACACTATTGAGATGAAGTATAACTCAGTGACTTGTGATGCTATTACAGGTCAGTATTCACTCTTCTCTCCTCGCTATGTGATGGTGAGATTTGACAAATGAAAGAGCAAGCAATACAAGCCAAAGTACTGAAGTTCTTAAAAGGTAAGGGTTTTGCTAACTGTAAGATCATATCAGCTAACAAAGCTGGTATACTTGATATAATAGGTTGTGAACCACCACATGGCAGGTACTGGGAAATAGAAGCGAAGACGCCCACTGGGAAGGCGTCTAAGCTTCAAGAACATAGAGTCAGAGAGATACACCGAGCCGGTGGTGTATCTTTCATCTTCTATGGTTACGAGGACTTTCTAGTTAAGTTTAATGAGTGTACCGTCGTCCATACCAATAACGACGTAACCCTTGTTGATTAACCTTGCTTTATCAGTCTTACTAAGTTTAGTTAAGTCAGTACCATCCTTAATGATTTTAGAAGCAACTTCTGCAACTGCTATACGATGAACTGGTATACTGTCTGTCTCAACAGCACCTTCACTGTTTTGTGCAGACAGTCTACCACTCTTATCTTTGAACACCTTTATCTTAGTGTCAACCCTACCAGCATGCTTCTCAGCTGCAGCTTGTTCAGATAGTCTCTTTAGTGCTCCAGTAAGAGCAGCATCTTCCTTCGCTGTATCTAATGCATTCTGCACGTTAGTTGGATCCAACGGATCTTTTAGTAACTTAGTAGCAATCCTAACTAACGCAGAAGCATCACCTCTTGAAGTACCGGCTAACGTAGAAGCCTTATTGAAGATGGAACTGGCAATAGCAAACTGTGCTCTTACAAAAGGATTAGTTGTCAAGTAACTAGTGAACGCATCTTCTGTGATCGTGCCTTTAGCAGCAATAGACAGTCGTACATCATTCTTGTACACCTCACCAAACATCTCGGCCATCTCTCTAACAGCTTTTGCTTCCGGCCAAAGGAATTCAAAGTGTCCTAACTCTTCAGCTAACTGTGGAAACATGATTGCTTCAAAGCCTTGGCCTTTATTGAACGTGTGTTTCTCAACTAACTTGTTCATTACTAGAGCTTCTACCTTAGGTTGTATCTCTAGTGGTAACTGCTTAACAAATGACTGATATGAACCATCTAGTGATCTACCGAACTTAACTAAAGTATTCGCAACCTTCTCTTCATCAAGCCCTGTAGTATAATACTTACTACCTTCTTTTCTGGTTAGCGTTCTATATAAGCCAGTCTTCTGAAGCTCATGCATCTCTTTAGCATCCATCAAGGCTCCCCAGTAGTTTTCTAACCACTGCTCGCCGCCAGGACCCATACGTTTGGACACAGCTTCTATCTCTTGGTCAATGCTTTCTAACATGCCATTAAGCTGGTTCCTAGTGTACTTTGGATTTCTTGGATCATCATACAGTTGCTGTACTTTATCACGGAAATCTAGTAAGCCACCAAAGGAGCGATCATCTGACTCCATACGAAGCTTCTCTAACTTCTTAGCAACTGATAGACCTTCAACTCCAGGTATTGAACCATCATACAGTTGATTGATGTAATCCTCTTTCATGTTAAAGCCGTAACCAGGTTCATACTTCGTGGTCTTGACTTTGTTTTTGAACTGAGGTAATACATTAGCTTTATTACCAGCACTATAACCTGCTGGTGTTAAGTCATTACCTGCTTGCTTCACTTGAGCAAGATTAGCCTCAGTCTCTTCAACCCATCTAGGTATGGCTTCAAGCAACTCCTCAACTGTATGTTTCTTACCGTGTACACTTAGTAGATCTTCTGTTACCTTACCCATCATGATAGCACGGTCGTGGATGTCATTACCAATAACAGCACCAGCACCAGGATTTTTATTAGCTATACCTTTTACTATCTCATCACCACCAAATCTAGTAACTGGTATAACTGCAATGGCCTGCTCTTTCTCTCTCTTCGCAGTTGTCTTAACGTATCTTCTTGGACTGTACCAAGCACGCTCTAATACAGGTGCCTTTTTATTATTTAAGTGCTCCCACTTCTTAACAACCTCTCTTATCTCTGCTTTAGAAAGACCAGTCATTTTATTTAGTATATCGAAAGCACCTTCTACGTTACCATCAATTAAGTGATTGTAACCTTTTATTAACTGTTTTGCAAGTCCACCACCTAAAACACCAACGCCTATACCAATTGCATCACCAACAATAGATAGTTCTGCTGCACCAATAGCTCTATCAACCGTAGTCTTCCAGTTGAAGTCTTCTTCTTGCCTAATATCAACTTCAAGCTGATCAGCCAATGAACCAGTTACAGCACCTACCATTGTCCAACCACCTATAACACCCCATTGTACATATTTAGCAGCTGGATGTGGAACGCCGTTAATCCATCTTGTCATCTTCTGAGCTTTCTGAGCACCATACATAGCACCCATTAAACCACCAACATCCATGTACTTTTCACCAGCTATACTTTGCATAGTAGATGGTGTTGCTGGCCACCAGAGTAACTCACCAGTCTCAGGATGCGGTAACTTAACGTACCATTCGTCAGTTGCTAATGTCTGGTTACCAATCTTCTGACCTTGACCCTTCTGTAACTCTAAACCATTCTCAGCACCTTTCTTAACAACAAACTCAGTTAGTTTCTGATCTTGGTCAGCACGCCATGCGGCAGCCATGTTGTTACCAAACCCTTTAGCCATGAAAGAAAAGATCTTCCAGTTGTCTCTCAGGTTGACGTAGTCAGCAACTTGACCAGTTATCTCATTTAATGAAAGTCTCTCAGAATCTATCTCAGCTTGAAACTCTGCGTACTCTTCTGGATTATCTTTCCAGTATGCTTCTTGATAGATAGCATCAATACCACTAGGAGTGCTAGGATCAACCTCTAATTCAATAGCAATGTCTTTGATAGTGTCAGGAGTCAGTGTCTTATAACTAAGACCTCTGCCTCTACTTATATCATCTCGCATTAGATCATATTGCGATGCTAACGGTGCTGCTCTGTCATCACTACGTGGTCCTTCATGCGTAGCAAAATCAGCAGGATCCATTCCTCTAATTTTATTTTCAAATGCTTCTTGGTAATAAGCATCAATTTCTTCTGGAGTAACACCATGAGCTATAGCATCTTCTTTACGAGCTGCTTCATCTGTATCAGTTTTAGGATTCTCTGCTCTATATGCTTCGTATTCTGCTGGAGTAATGCCATTAGCAAGTGCTAACTCTCTTTCATCTTCCATATCTGTATTAGCAAATGCAGGTACAGTTAAAACACCAGAACCACCAGTAACCTTAGCTACTTTCTTTCCTGTAGGAAGTTTCATTTTTAAGTATCCATCTTCTTCAACTATTTCACCTTTGAATCTCTTAGCTAAGCTCTTGAACTTATTATACCAGATGCCACCTTTCTCATATTGTTTCTGTGGTCGATTACCTCTACCTATATAACCAACACCATCAGGTTTTGATGTAAGCCATACTTCTGTCTGGCCATTTTTAATAGCATGTACAATCTCTTCTTGAAGCGCTTGCTTCTGCCAATCAAAGTCCAACCTAAACTTATTTGCATCGGGAAACTTCTCTAACGGCTTAAGCTCTTTCATACCGTCGTCAATCTTCTTATTGAAGAGTGTGTTTGCTTCAGCAATAAGATTAATTTTATCTTCTATATGAATAATATCGTCAGCTTCTTTTATAATATCTTTAAAGTCTTCATGTCTCTTAGCACCTTTATATGGCTGTAGGTCTACACCATACTTCTCGCTAAGTTCACTAAGAGTTTCTACTACTGCATTTGCATTGAGTTCGCCTTCTTCTTTAGATATACCTCGACCGCCAATAATACGAGCTTTGCGTTCTTCTGGAGTGACACGATACTTAGTAGCATCTTGTCGTTCTAATATCATCTCGCCTCTTTCACGAGCAAGGTGCTTTTTATAGATTGAGTCTAAGTTCTTAGTTTCATCTATAAGATCGCGTACTTGCGGCATTGTTCTGTTAATTCTATTAGCGATCTCTTCTACTACTTCAGTAGATGCCTCTAAATATTGATTATTATAATTAGCCCTTAATTCTGATAAGAATTGTACAGTTTCATCTGAATAGCCTTTACCTATTGCTTTATCAGGCCATAATTGATGAACTAGTGTATCTCTTACATTAGTTAGACTATAATTATCTTTGATTGCTATATTAAAGCCAATCTCATTATTAATCTCTTCTATGACCTTGTTGTTTGTTTTATTTCTCAGTTTTATAATTTCAGGACTATTAGTATTATAACGACTAGTACCTCCAGGACCTTTTAAACCAACGACATCAAAAGTCATATCCGCTGCAACTGGACCTTCTTTCCACTCATTTATAGCTTTAGCCCTATTACCTGCCATTGAATTGGATATGTCAGATTGCACTTCCTGAATGCGATGTACACCAGCTTTGGGACTGTCTGTACGTGTAAAGAATATACCACCCCAGTTGTGTACATCTCTGTTATAACCCTTACGATCTACTGTTGGATCGTTATAAGCTTTAATAGCATATGTAGCATCATCAGTATCAGGCAATGTTGCTTCTCTAAATGCATCGGCTTCAAAGTCGTACCTAACATTACTTTGTACTTGACGTGTATTATAGTTAGGTATAGTGATAGTCTCATCACCAGCTTCTACATGGACTCTTAGATTGTCATAAGACTGTTGAAGTTTATCTAAATGCTCTATTTTATCAGGATCTCTTTCAACAGCTTTAACGTCCATAAGAAATCTAGCTACTGATTCTGGATTATCAACATCTGGTGGACGCCAATTACGTTCATTTGCTATACGCGCGAATTCTTCTCCAGCATTGTCTACAAACTCTTGAGTAGTTCTAGTGAGATCTATTGTCTCAACAGTAGTTCTACTGAGATTATGGATATCAGTTTGCAAGTCTAACAGTTCTTCGAAGTTCTCAGCGGTGCCAAACTCTAACGTGCCATCATCTAATTGTGTTTTAATAGCTTCAACATAGTCATCAACATTCTCTAACTCGACAGGACCATCCCAACGTACACCAAAAGTATCAATTAGTCTATTAAGACGATCACGCATAGCTCTAGGGTCTGAGCTATTAAAATCAATTAAGCGTAGTTTAAGATCTTCAAGATTTTCAGAGGAGTCTCGAAGTTTCTCTAGTTCTTCACTGTAATCTGGGTCCCATCGCTCTTCTAAGAAGTCCCCTACTTCAGCTTGCCTGTTATATAGTCGATCTAACGCAGTATCAATCCTCTCTACATCCACTGCTTCATTGTCATCAAACCCCATTACATCTTCCCACTCACGATGTAAATTATCAAAGTTATACGTGTTATGTGCGCGTACTACATCTTGCATTTGTATGCTTGCTTTAAGTTCTTCAGCTTCTTCAATATACTCCATGTGCACGCCTTCACGTATTTCATCTCTAGCTGCAGCTGCATCATTTACTTGGAGTTGTTGCCTTTGTATATAACTATTTATATTATCAATGGTTAGTTCACCATGATCGTAATCCCTAGTTACATATCCTTCTTGTCCTAGTAAGTCAGTCCAATGTTGTTCAGTATCTGGAGAATAACCTACACCGTCTATTGTATATGGTTTACCTTTAACTTCTGTTACTTGCCAACCATCAGGTCTACCATTAGTTTTATAGTATTCTTGTAATTCAGGAGCACTTGAAATTTTATTTTCACTAAATAGTTTCATATTGTTTGTCGCACGATTAATTTCTTCGTGTTTCACTTTACCGACAGCACTATTCACTATTTCATTAGGATTACCTTTAGGACTATTTTGTGTAAACCAATCAAGATGTTCTGCCCAAGCTGACTTAACAACTACACCTAACTTTTTAGCAGGAATTATTAATGCACTCATGCTGGCGCCTCATTCGTATTAGTTGGAAGTTTATTTTGTTGGCTCATATTCTTACTGTCGTCGCCACCTGATGGGTTTGCACCTGATGTTCCGTGAGCAATCTGTGCTGCTCCTTCTTCAGTTGGTACATCCTGGCTAATCATCTGCGCTGTCTCTTCAAAAAGTCTTGAGATCTCTGGAGAGTACTTAGTCTTCATTGTCTTCAAAGTGAGTGCAGAAATCTTAAAGAAGCCAGCAGGATTAACCTGTGCCATCATTTGACCCATCTGACCAGACATTACAGTCTCAAGCATAAGTTGAGTGCGTTCGTCTTCATCATTGTAGTTAACTGCTTCAATGCGAATGTCATGCTTTGAGTAAGCCAGTTCACTATTTGGATCAGGTACTGGTGCGAAGATCAATGCACCGTCATCACCAATCATTGGCTTGCCATCTTCAGGATCATATACTTGCTCAAAGATTGGTTCCATGATAGCTTGACCAGTCTCTTGATCTATCTGACCAGACCATTTCTCAAGTGGCTTATTTATCTGTATGAACCTTTGTCCTACTATGTCATCAGATACTCTCAAGACTTGATCAGCAGTGAAGTACTGTTTAATTAGTGCTGATATATCCTGACCTAACAATTGATAGAAGTGTTCAATGCGCACAGTTAGGTAACGCAATGCCATGATTGTAGCATTCTGTTGTAGTTTAACCTTACGACCACTATCTGAAGCAAATGCCATGCCTAAGAATGAATCATTGATATTCAGTACACGTTGTATGCGATCAAAAGCTTTGTCAATGATCTGATACTGTTCAATGGCATCAGCTGTTAGGTTTTCAACCCTTATACCTTGTAGTTTTTTCACTGGTATGACGCCATTAACTCTATTAACAGCATCTGTGAACTTAGCAACATCTTTAACAGATGTAGTCTCTACGAACACCTTTTGAGAGTTCGCCATCAACTGCAGCTTAATTAGTGCTTGGTTGATAGCTTTCTGAGTTTCTAGCACTTCATGGAAAATCCCATAGTACTCTTTGTAAGTGGAATGTTGTAACTTGACAACCCGGTAATCCCACTTAACTTCCTTGTATGTGATTTCCTTGCGTTCCAGCTCTACTTCATTGGACCAGTAGATAGACCACCGTTTACCCGCATCATCCTCAATAACAGTATGAACTACGAGATAGTTGTCAAATACTTTATAACGACCATAGAAGCCAAGTTCACCAAGACCCATATAGTCGTAATCTGCTTCAGGGATCGCTAAATCATTGTTATTTGGTTCTAGCAGTCTCAGCTTAGCTTCACCAAACATCTTGACTACAGACTCCTTAGGGAGCCATTTAAAGCGATGTAAGAATCTTCCATCACTATAATCAACTTTAGTACTCAGTGGATCAAGAATGAGTTCATAATCAGGTACGCTTCCAATTCTGATACCGTACAAAGGACGACCGAACTGATCACGTTCACCTGTCTTATATGGTTGTTGGCGTGTACACATCAAGCCGGAGATCATACCACCTAACTTAATTTGATCGCCTTGTACGTTCATGTGATTAACATCAAACACAGAAGAGATAGTATCCGTAACTAATGATGCAGTAGTTGAGTCTGAATATTGGACGGGATCAGCTACTGCTGTGTTCACAGTAGTTGAGTAGTAACCGACTAACATACGACTGAACAACTTAACAATGTTGAACGTCTCTACTGGTTGTCCACGATTTATTAGTTTGTTGATTGCATCGTCATTCCACTGTCTGTTGTGGTACATGTTCCATGCAATCTCAGCTTCGTGCCTGGATGCAGAATACTCATCGTATCCCAACCAGAAACTGTCTCTGAGTGTTTCAATATCAGTTTTCATTCAGGCTTCTCCTGAGTTGTTTTATCTGGTGGGTCCAAAAACGCTTTTATATACGCTTTACGTTCTGGTGTGAGCGCTATTTTTTCTGTACTAGGAGGTGTAGTTATTGCTGTCTCTGGAGTATCATTAGCTACAGCATCAATCATACTAATACGATGATCAAGCTTATTGATAGCATCATCTAATTGAAGTTCGCCCATACCTGTACGCCATTTCATAACATACCGGTTTTCCATCTCAGCTATAGCATTGTAACTCTGCTTCTGTTGCATTAGGTTCTCTCTAAGCATTGTGAGAACTGGACCGATCTGCATGCCCATAGAACCAAATGCTTCAGCGAAACTCTTAAGCTCACCAGATGGAAGCACTGAACCAAATTGTGCATGTCGTGCCATGTTGCGATACAATGCATAAGCTGCAGCAGCGGCAGTATTATCTGGAGCTTCTTCATAGATGTACTTCTTAGCACCGAACCACAAGTTATCTAAGAGACCAGTTTCTTTCTTAGTTAACTCACCAGCTTTATCACCTAAGTGAGTAAGATCTCTAATACGCATTAAGTGTTTCTTTGCGTTGGTGTCTAGCTTAGCATCACCGTAATTCTCAAGCTCACGTACCTTTGTTTCAATCTCATCATACTGGTCGTTACTGAGATTGCTAATATCCATGTCCAAGAACTTCATATCTTTCAGTGACTTCTGAGCTTCAGTTGCTAAATTACCAAGTTTCTGTTTACTAGGCATTGATAGATTTTTATACTCTGTTACTACTTCATCATACCGTTCATTAAACTCTTGATCACCCTCAAATATACCCTCTGCAGCTAACTTGTTAACAACATATCTTCTTTCATTTGACAGAGCGCCACTTGAATAAGATTGTCTACCAGTTGTTCTAAGCTCTTCATATCTTTCTTGGTAAGCTTCTATGAATTCTGGATCATCAGGTGGTACATCAGGGAAGTTCTGTTTAGTTTCATTGAAAGCTTGGATATTCATCTTATCAGTAGGTAAACCAACAGAAACTAACATCTCTTTTGTCTTAACTAATGTCTGTCTCTCAATCTCCCGTTGAGTGGCATAGTCATTATAACCACCAGCGAACTGTTTCAAAGCATCCATGTCACCAAAACTAACAGTACCATCTTTCTGAGTAATCTTAACGTACGAGCCCTTTACATCAGGATCTTCTAAGATCAACTTCTGATGTGCTTTACTCACACCCCAGTCATCCATCATTGGAATGTCTGTAGTATTGATTCTATCTACACGTGACACACCACTAAAGAGTGAAGCACCACGAGCATCAAGGTCTGTGAGCAACTGGTTAAAGTGCTTCGTATCAAACTTGTCAGCATCATACCGTTGAAAAGCTTGATATGTGCTTTGTAAATTTTGATTCCTCTTTGCTTGCTTCAATTCACCAAGAGCAAGTTCTAGCTGTTGACTCTGAATCTCAGATTGATTCTGATAGTCTTGCTCTGTAGGTCTTGTCTTCTGCAACATCTTAAGTTGCTGATCAGACTTCTCTTTTGAAGCATAAGCTTCTGACCGTGATGCGAAGGTCTCAGGCGACATACCTCGAGACATTGCTTGAGCACCAGCGGCTCCTTTATAACTACTTGCTAAGCTGCTCATCCTACTACATCTCCTGTATCTGGGTTAGCTTTTTTCGCTCTATGTGCTGCATACTTATCTAAACCAGCTTGTGCTAATTGTGTGACTGAATCAACTACTGCACCTGTCGCAATACCAGCATTCTGTGCTGTCTGTTGTTCAAGACCCGCTGATCGTGTCTGCTCGCCACTTAATGCTTTACGCATGCCTTCATCTGGGTTCTGACCTAATCCAACAGATAAGAAAGCTGATTGCTCTTTTGCTATTTCCATTGGAGCCTCTGCTCTAATCCTAGCACGTGCTTCAGCTGAGTTAATGGCTATATTACTTTCAATCTGTGCTGTCATGCCACTCATATCAACATTACGTTGTGCCATACTCTCACTGAAGTTCTTCATTGAGATTGCTTTCTCTTTCTCAAAGTTCGCTAACCCTTTAGCTATTTTAAGAGTTGGCGTTAGTGTTTCATAGTAAGCAGACAAGCGGTCTTCAACACCGCCGTAAGTCTCTTCCCATTCAGCTAGCTTTTCTTCTTCAAAAGCCATTCTACGCTCGTCTGCTGCATCAGCTCTTTTATCTGCTCTCTTAGCAGATTTAGATGCTTTGTTTGATGCATATACAGTACCGGCTAAACCAAGCGCGGCACCACCTACTACTGCAACTGTCATGATAATGCCTCCAGTGCTTCATATGAGGGAGCAGTATGCTCATCCTCTAATTGTTTAATATCTGTGATGTCATTCTTGTTAGGATGTATACTAGCATACCATACATCAGTAATAGCATAACCAGCTTTCCTGCCTGTCTTTGACTTAAAGATGAACGGAGCTTCAGCTACTATCTTTTCACCAAAATCATTGACAACTGAAACAGTACCTTTAAGTACTATATTCAATGCTTCATGTTTGTGATGTGCACCAACTAACACATGACCTTTAGGAATGAACAATGTACGCAAGTATACTCCAGGTGCAAAGAAGTGATCTGTGTATTCTCGCATGTCTGTTGTAATTGCAGGTACACTTTCTAATGCAGTCTGTAAGTTAGTTATTGTGTTAATTGCTAAATTGTTCATGTTGCTATAATTCCCGTACCTCGTAATGCTGTTAATAAGTTGTTGAACTTTTCTGCATTAGCTACTTCTCTTGCATCTAACGCTTCAACTTCTGCTTTTGTCGGTGGACCACTATATGTAAGAGGAGTTGTATTTGCATCAACTATAGTGTCTGGCGATTTAAGAGCATCAATCTGAGCTGTAGCTTCTTCTAATATCCCTGCTATAAGTTCAGAAGTAGCACTATCAGCGCTTAATGCACTTTCAACAATAGCGAGTACTTGTTTCTCAAGTGTGCTTAGTTCACTATTAGTTTTAAGTAAATCAGAAGCAGATACGTATGGATCACCACCACGTCTACCTAAGACTATGTCTATTTGTTCTACTAAGCGTACTAAGAACTGTCTAGTCTGCCCAGTCTCTTCTACTGTTGGTGGTACAGCAATTATTGATTCATTGGTTTGCATCGCCGTCCTTCCATTGTATCTCGTACACAGTACCAGTACCTCTTACTTCAAATTGTATAGAGTAACCTTGACTTAGTTTCTCTGGTACTTTAATTTGGTGGTTACCATAGTTAGTTTCTAATACTCTAGTAGCTACTAGTGTCTTGTCTATATAAATGTCTACAGTTAGTTCACCTTCACTAAAGACATAGATGTTCTTGTACATTTTAGGTATTGAGAATGCTCTACCTATATATTCTGGTGAACGGTAAACTAATGGTAACAGTGTTGCGGATGACTCAAGTTCATGAAGTGCACTGGCAGTATAACCATACAACACATCATTAGCTTTATTGAAAGCTTCTATGTTGTATTGTGTATTCTTAATAACATTACGACCTAAGTCAATTAACCAGCTTTGATCGTCTGTAGCTAAGTAGTATCGCTCATCATACACTACAGCATTAACACTTGTTGATAAGTCAATCTTATCTAATGCCTTACGGGTCACTACTTGCACTTGACCGCCGTTAGATATACATATACCGTCTGTACTAACCCACCAAGCTGCACCATCAATATTAACTACTGTGTCGCCATTGATACAACCTTGACTACCAGTTAATAACTGTTGAGCTAGTGACAAAGGACCAGAGCCAGTGACTAACCAAGTTTCAAACTCATTAAACACTAATACACCCATCTGTGTCTTAGCTAGTCCTGTGATTGTTCTTGGAAAATCTAAGAAGTACGTTTGAGGCCAGCTGTTAGGTTCACCAATAGGAGTAAACCTTAATTTATCTCCATCAGCTGCAAACAACATTGAGTAAGACTCCATCATCCAATGTATGTTTTCAGGTGGTGGATAGTTGCCTTCTGAGTCCAGCAATGTACCATCTATCTCATCATCAGCTAATGAATCAACATATTGTGTTACACCAATGGCTAGATCTGTAACTCTAGTAAATGTTGTTAGTGCACCACCAATGCGATACAATCTCTTTAAATCTACTTGAGGATCAGCGACTGGCACTTCAAGATTAGATACAGTTATAATACCATTCTCTACTTCTATTTCTTCAGAAATGACTGGTACAGACTCTGTGCTATCTACTGTATTGAACCAAGTTAATGCATACTGATATACACCATCTAAGCTAGATGGTAAGTAGTTTGCTATCTCATCATTAGCGCTAATGTCGTATATCTGATCATAAAATATTATTGGTACGCCTTCATATACCTTACGCCAGTAGTTATCAAACAACCTAAATATAGCTATAGTCGTATCAACATTCGTATCTTCAACTGTTACTCGTATATCATTAGTTAAGTACTCTGGGTCACCTTCATTATATACACTTGTCACTTCTACTTTAAAGATATTATCGGAAGGGTAATATGAGCCAGAGGCAGTTATATTAACTACTCTGTATTGTAGGTTAATGCCTGCAGGAATATCGCCAGCTACAGCTGTATTTGGAAACAAGTCAACTCGTGTAATCTGTGACTGACTTGGAGCTTCATCACTAACTACACCTGTAGGTATTACTGTAGGACCTACTATACCCATCAACCAGTTATTACCGTCTACAATCTTAGTACTAAAGCCTGTACGATTGCCAATATACAAACGCTCTTGAAACTCTACCCAATCCTTAGGATCATCACTAAAATACCAAGCTAACTCAGTCGTAAAGAAGTGACCCCATTTCTTAGCATTAAGTACAGCTTCTGTCTTGTCGTGCAGAGGTGTAATCATACCAGAGACGTGATCCATGTTCTGATTAACAACACTTTCCTTATCTGCAATCAAATGAGCAGCAGGTGCTACATTTAATCCACCATTGAATACACTAATCTTAGGCATTACGTTATAAACTCCACAACTCTATTCATCCAAAACTGTAAGTTAGGATTTTTGAAATCATGGCTGTGTGGACCATGACTAGCAAGATTAGTGACTCTCCTAGATTTAAACCCACGAGCTCCAGCTAATCCAAATGGATGGTACAAAGCTAATGAACCAGCTATAATCGTGTAATCTTGTGGTGAGTAGATGCAATACAATTCTGTAAGGATGCTTACCTTAGCGAATCTATGCCAGCGACTCATAGCAGGGCGAAACATAAATATAGCCCTGAAGTTTATAGCTTTAGCTGCAATTACTGTCTTAAGACAGCCGTAGCTATGGCATATTACTACGTCACCATCTTTAGCTACCTCAATAATATCTAAAGCATCGCGGTGAGCATGAAATCGTGCTCCCCAAGCTGATCGTACAGGTTGGTTAAGATCATGTACGTCAAAACCTTTCATTCTCAAATTGTCTAAAGCAAGATCAGTAGAACCTCTACCATCAGACCTTATACCGTTTACACCAATAATCTTCATAGTGGTAACCTCTTTGGATCATATTCAACATGGATGTGATCATCTTCATTTAGTACTTGATAATTTATACCTAACTCATGAAGTATCTTTTGGCAGTAGGCAGTGATATCGTTAGGTATCTCCCATACACGAATATCAAATGCAAAGCCTTTATAATGTAGACTATAGTCAGAGTGTACACCATCTTTAGCAGAGGTGATTACAAAGGATATATCGTTTGCATCAAAGATACGAGCACAGACATCAATAGCAAACAATGTCTCTTGTTGTAGCCCAAACAAACATACGCCTTTCTTAAATGATACTTTACGCATTATGGTCCACCGTGGTTAGTAACACTTTCTGCATGTCTGTCAACCTTATTCTCTATGCGGATTAGCTGTTGCTTTATTTCACCAAACCTTTCTGTTGCTAACCTCTGTTCATGTACAGCATCTTCTTTAAGATTAGCAACCTGAATATCAGTAACTATAGTATGTGTAATCACAGCTTGTTCAACTTTAGTCACTCTAGCTTCAATAGCCCACATTATTGCGCCTATGGCAATAATAAAACTTACAGTTGTAAATATGTGTGCTAAACTGATACGTTTATCTAAGTGCCAGCCTTGTGTTATCGGTTTATCAGCATCGTGTTTTATCACATTCACTATTCCATATTCCCTTTTAGTTCACAACAAATATTCGTCTTGTTATTCCACCACGAATTATAAAAGATTCATTCGCAGCTACACCTATAACTTCTGTATCGCATCTAACAGTTCTGTGACGTTTAACAACAGCATCATTATCTATTATATCAATAGTCTCTATAATACCTAATACATTACGTGATCCTGACCTAATGACAGTGGCATCATTATCTGTAATGGTAATGATTTCCGTAATGCCTGTAACAACACGATCGGTGGCACGTGTTACAATAGCATCATTATCTGTAATATCAATCGTTTCTGTAATACCTAGAACAATACGATCAGTAGTTACAGTAGCATCATTATCTTCAATTATAATATCGTCTGTAATACCTACAACATTACGTGATCTATTGATATTAGAATCATTAGTAATAAAATCAACAGTTTCTGTAATGCCAGTAACAGTGCGATCAACACCACGTGTTATAATTGCATCATTATCTATAACGTCAATAGTATCTGTTATACCGCTAACATTACGTGATCTATTGATAGTAGCATCATTGTCTATAACATCAATAGTATCTGTAATACTTGTTACATCACGAGTCCTATTGATAGTTGCATCATTGTCAACAATATCAATAGTATCTGTAATACCAATAACACTACGATCAACACCACGAGTTACTATTGCATCATTATCTACTATATCGATAGTGTCTGTAATACCAATAACAATACGATCAGTGGTACGTGTTACAACTGCATCATTATCTACTATATCGATAGTGTCTGTTATGCTACTAACAATACGAGATTTATTTACAGTAGCATCATTATCTACTATATCAATAGTATCTGTGATACCTGTTACATCGCGAGTCCTATTGATAGTTGCATCATTGTCAACAATATCAATAGTATCTGTAATACCAATAACATTACGAGACCTATTGATAGTTGCATCATTATCTACTATATCAATGGTATCTGTGATACCAGTAATAATGCGATCAGTGGCACGTGTTACAATAGCATCGTTATCTACTATGTCGATAGTATCTGTAATACCAATAACATTACGAGACCTATTGATAATTGCATCATTATCTACTATGTTAATGGTATCTGTAATACCAGTAACAGTACGATCAGTAGAAAATGATACTATCGCATCATTAGTAACAATACTAATAGTTTCAGTTGTATCAACAACTGCAGTAACTTCTAATTCTACTTTGTGGATAGTGCAACCAGTAGCACTACCAAAACCATAAACTTCAAGTTTTATACTATTGAGCTTATCCCACGTCCACCCACCTGAATGTTCATCAAGGATGTCCCAGTTCGACCAGTCGGGAGTAGTTGTAACCGCAGAGAAAAAAGATAAAAGCGTATTATCCGTTTCACGTATCGACAAGGCCATACTAGGCGAAACTTCTGCCCAGTAAACCCTCGTTCGTACTTGGCTTATAGTCCCACCGAATGAAGGAGCAGTACAGCCAACAGCGTAAAGGTTAAAAGACGTGCCCGCCGCCGTGGCGAACGTTGCCGTACTTCCGTCTAGGGCATTGGTCGGATTAGTAACCTGATACGGAGTTTGTTGTGAAACATTGCCATCAAAGTAGTATGTATCTGTATCGCTAGATCCAGCAACTATTCTATCACGAGTAACAGTAGCATCATTATCTACTATTGTAATGGTATCTGTGATGCCTGTAACAATACGATTAGTAGCACGAGTAACAGTAGCATCGTTATCTGTAATAGTAATAACATCTGTGATACCAACGACAATACGAGATTTATTAACAGTAGCATCATTGTCTACTATATCAATAGTATCTGTAATACCTATTACATCGCGGGTTCTATTAATACTAGCATTGTTATCAACAACATCAACTGTATCTGTTATGCCTGTAACTGTTCTATTTGCTTGAGCTGTATAATCAACTTCAAGCTCAAGAGCATCAACATCTAAATAGAAACCATCAGGACCTTTAGCCTTTGAGTAAGCAGATTGTATTAATGTTACAGTAGCTGCATTGTACTGTGCTTCGGAGAATGTACCGACCGCAATTGATTTATCGGTGAAGCCGTTATTTTCATCAGCAGCAGTTGTATATTCTATATCGTAAGTACTACCACCAACATCTAGCCTAAATCTGTATGTTGTAGTATCACCACTACCTGGGTTTACAAGTCTTGCACGTACACGAAATGTAGCTGAATTAACTGTACCAAATGATGCAAGATCTGATAATGCCCATATTGCATCATCATTTACTGCATCATCAACAATTGTATTATTAACTGAACCATCAGCAGAAGCAACTGTTTCATCAATTAATGTATAATCATTAGTTGATAATATAATTACCGTACTAGTTGTCGCATTGGCATTAGGGACGAGTTTTTCTATAGCCATCTCTCGCTCCCATGATCTGCTTTCTCAACACCAAAACCACATTCAAAACACTTTGTGAATGGTTTATCAGGCCAATCACGACAGTTAATACCATCAGTTAGTTTCGGTGCTACATCACGTTGGTATTCAGTAGACGCTAGAACAGCATCCCAGTCGCCTAGCTTACGGCGAAGACCACACACCCACTGACGATCAGTGAGTGTGTTTTCTTCAAGGTGTTTGCATACCTGACCTTCCAGCCAACAGCAATGTCCTTCACTTGTGCCGTAGCAAGGCATTAGCTACTCTTATGCACCTTGATCAGCAGTCGCAAACGGAGCACCCCAAGAGATCGTAAGATCACCAGTTGTTCCATCAAACACACCACCAAGATCGACGTAACCAATACAATTCTTATTAGTAGCTGTATCTGAATAGATAATGCCCCAATAGTTTGTAGTTGGGTTACCGGCGTTAATACCCCAAGTTGCAGGATCACCAAAGTCAATGTGAATTACACCACCAACAATAGAGACTGACGGAGTTGCAAGTGTCTGACCACCAGCAGGATAGTTACCACCAGACTGTTCATTAGTTGAGTAATTAACCGTACCACCAGCACCCCAGCATGGATCAACTGCTTCAGGGACCGGAACAATCGTATTATCTACAATTGCACACTTAATGACATCAGGAGTTGCACCTAAGTCAAATGGACATTCAGGACTACCTTTAAATGAATAATTAATATATGAATCAAAAACTTTTACTGTACCTTGTGCCATGATTATGCCTCGCTATAAAATAAAGTTAACGCTAGTGAAACTACAGTACCTGTCTTATTTGTAGTTTCTAACCATACGTGTGAATTAGCAGGGATGAGATTGCTAGTAAAAGCTATTACATCAATGCCTGTAGTTACTTCGGTAGTACCTGTGCCACCAGCGATTAACTCTGTGCCAATAGCACTCCTATCTGTTCCGTACCGAAGTGTCCACCGAACAAAAGGAGTTGAACCAATTAGGATTGGTCGTATTTTAAGTATCTTAAGCGCCCTATCAGTATAGAAGAATGATATGTCTTCTGAAACCGTAGGATTTTCAACGGTAATAGCCTTATTGTTATTAGGGTTACCGGAACCGCAATGTAAATCTGATAATTTAATAGTCATGATGTCTCAGAGCTTAATATTAGTTGTATGCGAAGTCCATAGTGCATACCAACATAATGTAAGTACGGCACTGGAAGAAGAGTACCCATTTCATATTCAATTGTAAATCTATCTCTTTGCAACTTACTATATAATGTCCATGTACCACCACCATCTTCTTTAGTGTACCATAAAGTCATATCACTAGGTGCAGACTGAGTAGCTCGTTTATCATCAAGCTGAATGACTGCTGATACTAATGTTGTACCTAAATCTTCTATTACTGTCTGACCTAAACTAGTATCATACCAAAATAGATATGTATTACCAGCAACTTTCCATGTTATAGTAAGTCTTGCATTTTGATCAAAAGTAAAATTAATATCTGTAATACCAAACACAATTGTAACTAATGTAACAGGAGGTCCAGTCGTGTTAGGAGTTACTGTAATCTCGCCAGTAATCTTATTATACGTTAATGTCCATGGTTGGTAAAGCAGACCCTCAGAAGTATCTTCAATTGCTAGTGGACCCATCTCATGTGAAATTAGACGTTTGAAAGCTCTAGCTTCTGGAGGAAGGAACACATCCTCAACAGGCACTGTAGACAGTCTGCCTTGAATATCTAATGGGTTTTCTGCTGGTATAGCCATTATAATGCAGTCCAGCCGAATGTCCAATTCATAAGCATACTGTATGAAGCTGTTTTAGGTATGGCCAATCCACCTGGATTAGATGTAAACTCTGTTTGAAATTGTCCAGCTGTAGTTGTAATAAGTATACTTCTAATATCTTGATTCCAACCTGCAGAAGCTGCTGAACAGTTTACTTGAATTTCATAAGAGTTATCTAAATAACTAGAGTTGTATTGGCTATCATTACCACAGTCTATACCTGTACCATTTGGCCCAAGTAGTACAGTACCAATAGTACCACTATAAGATTTCCAACCACCACGACCAGTAACAACACCCATCTTAGTGCCAATATTAAAAGACTGCAAACTGCTAGTCACATTAGCTGCTCTAGTCTTAGTATCATATGTTACACCATCTAAAACTACTTGTGGACCATCTACATCTACTGTAGGAGCATAGTATCTTAGTTCATACGTTATATCTAAGAACTCATCTGATAATGGTGTAATAACCGTAGGTGTCTCTAAAATTGGATCAATTATTAAAGCTCTAGATATTAATGTACTACCAGACAAACCCCAACCAACGCCAGCTTCTTTTAAGTTCTCTCCACCAATTAACCCTGGATTAAATCTAAATCTCTTACGCTTCCAGCCATAGTAAGGAGGTGTTCCTTCTTGTCCATTTGTTGTTTCTTCTATTTGTGCAGTACCTTCAATGTGTCCTAGCAGACTTGTATCATTAACAGTAGGAGCAGTATTATCTGTGCCTACTTGACAGTGCGTCATAAAATCAAAGTCTGCCATAGCATTACGACCAGCTACCAAAATCAAATTTGGGAAAAAGCCTGTATCTTGAGTTATTTCGCCGCTGTGTATATTAACAGTCTGAAAGCGTAGAAAGCCCTTAATACCAATATTACAATGTATGTCTATTCGATTCATGGCGTACCTCTTACAGAGATGATACGCATGTTGAATTTAAACTCATGGGTGTCTGTTTTCGACAATGGAGTACCGTCAGAAACCTTAGTGAAGTAGGTGAACATACCGTAGTCAATGATTGGTGAGTAGATATAGTTTATGTCCCTCGGACCCCAATCAACGTCAGCTGTCCATCGCGTTTCTTGCCAGTAATCACCACCAAGAACCCCACCATAAAAATATGCACCGCTGATTCCTCCCATCTCGATAGCGGTGGCGTCCTTGGCTTCCAATATTGTTGGCGCACGGCTGGCAGTACCAGCGTAAGACTGATTGCCTTCGCCGTTCAGTCTTAGAACTGTTGTATGTCCTGCTGAGGAATTTTGCACTAAAAACATACCTACTTCGTAGTCATAATCCTCCCCGCTGATATCCATGACACCGAAATTAGAGGTTACAGGAAGTTGGAATGTGAGCTTGTGGTCTATGGTCAACTCGTCAAACGGCCCCTTAACTATTGGTGCTGGCATTACCTGTCTCAGTCCGGCACCTAAAGTCCCATTTGAACCAGTGTAAGCTCCACATATAACAAACTCATTGATCGTTCCTTCTCCAGAGGCGGGACTCCAGACATAAGACATAATACTTACTTTTTCATAATTTGGTGTGCCAAGGTTTGTTCTTGCTCCGACTATTTGACTGGTATTCGAGCCTAAAACAGTTCCCTGTATGCCTGTCATTGTCTGAACCGTTGGTGTAGCACTGGTTCCAACGTAAGCGGTTGACAGTGGGGTGATAAAGCTGCCGTTATAGTAACCAGTAAAATGTGCTATGCCTTGATCTAAGATCATGTTAGGCCGCCAACCAGTTGTATATTTAATACGACCATCTGGCCCACGCAAAGTAGCGCGAAACTCGCCTTTGTGTCCGACCTTAAGAGAAGGAACTCCATCTCTGATATGAAGCTCTTTATATTTAGGAATCCAAATGTCCATTAAATTAAATCCATTGTGCATGTATCATTAATTGTGATTGATATTTGTAGTGACTCATCTGGTGTATCACCTTCGACTAACAGATATCTGTTACTACCACTTACTGGTCCAATAGCTGCAGTATTAAAGTCTTCACCAGCATCATCAAACAAATACCAACGCTTCTGTATGTATGAAGCACTTACTGGTCCAATAGCTGCAGTATTAAAGTCTTCACCAGCATCATCAAACAAATACCAACGCTTCTGTATGTATGAAGCACTTACTGGTCCAATAGCTGCAGTATTAAAGTCTCCCCAGATTTCTCCCATCTGTCCACCTGATACAGTGGCTGAAAAGACTAAGCCATCTGATACATCTACCGGATACAATGTTGTAGTTAAGACGATGGTTTCTTCATCGCTAAACCACATGTAAATCGCTGCCATTACTGTGGTACCTTAATACCTGTAACTGATACTTTAAGTCCAGTACCTTCTGTTATCGTCCCTATTTGATTTATCCATACTTTAAACTGTGCATCGTCTGGTACACTAGTTATAGAAAACACAGGAGTTACTACTGAACCCACTGATGTATCCATGCCATCATCAATCTGTATTTTAGTAGTAAATATACTAGTTCCATTCATTGTAATATCTACAATCAATGGCTGACCTTCAACAACTGTTGTTAAGTTAATACGAACGTAAGCTAATGTAAGTGGAAAAGAAGCTCTGAACGTAGTTGCTGGTAGTGATGCACTAACTTCAAGTGGTTTATACTCACTTGATGCAGATGCCACAATTGTATCATAATAGAGTGGTTCTGGTATATTAGCTATACAACCAGCTACAAAAGAGTATTCCCAAGTCAATGGTGACCATATAAAGTCAAATCTACCATTGTTGGTATTAATCAGTGCGTCTTCGTCAAGACTATCAATTGTCTTGCCATTACGCACAATAGAGATGTTATTGAGTCCTGCGTTGTTACCACAGTCCCAAACACCTACATAATCATCTTCTTCAGGGTTAGGAGGTAAAGTAATAGTAATTGGACCAACATCAGAGTCAGCTAATACAACCTCGTGAGGATATTGTATTGTATAGTCTACATCAGTATATGTGTAAACTACATCACCACTACCACCACTACCACCACCACCTGAAACTCTGATGTACCGTCCAGGTTTGCTAACATGAATAGAGTTAGGTAGTAAGACAAGCACATTATCAGGTACAAGCATGCTGTCTGGATCGAAGTAATATTCAATCATTGCACCTATTTGGTGCAAACCAACATGTGGGTACTTGGTATAATCAAGCGCTTTAATTACATCTACAGTCTCAAAGATGAATATAGCCTGTATACGTTGCATATTAACAACGTTAGGGCCTCGCGTTTGCTCAACCTTGCCGAAGCCTAAATCTAAGTCTTCGTGCCCGATTAATGATCTATAGAGTATTCTGGCCATTATGCTGGTGTATGTACTGTTGCGCCAGTGGAATCAACCCAAATACCATTAAGACCAAGTCCACCTACATACAGTGGTTTACCTAATGTTTCATCCCAAACCATAAGACCAATTTGTTTATAAGGCATTATATTAACAGGATCACCTTCTGCTAAGAAATTAACACTAGCAGTTGTCATTACACCATCTATAAACCACCAATCGTATTTGAAATTACCTTGTGTTGGTATTGTACTAAAGATATTATCATCTAATCTTACCATTCTGGCTTCAGTGAATGAAATACCAATATCGGCTTTAATATAGTTATTCGAAAAGATGGTATTCTGAATAGCGTATACAGTTAATGGTGGAGCTGATTGAATAGCATAGTCTAAAGCTGTAATTTGATTATCTGCAATATTTGAATTAGTTAATTCAGATACATATATACCAGCAACAGCAGCAGGACAATTTATAGTATTATTTGTAATTACACAATTACCATATATATCAATAGCTACTTTGTTATCGCCAGCACCTTGAACATCGCTTATAATGTTATTAGTAATAATAATTCTATCACCAGCTACTTGAATAGCATTACATCTAATATCTGTATTAGCAATAAAACCTTTCATTTCACAATTACGTACAATTACGGTATCACAATCTTTTGTTGTAACACTAAGTCCTATTCCTACAGTTTCTAAGTTATCACTTGTATTACCAATGCTCGCAATCTTAACATTTTCAATATCTGCAATTTCTACCTTACCTACAAAATAGTAAGCATATCTCATGTCAGAACCTTGGAATGCTCCACCTCTAACACGTAATGTTGCAGTAATTGCATTTACATCAAGTGACTGTATACCATAAGCACAACCAACAGCACTAAAACTTATAAAGTCATAAGTTGCCGATCCTATTGGACTACCTGGAGGTGCTAAGTTAATACCACCAGACCAATTTACAATACCTATATTGCGTATACCAACATATTCATTTGCAAAAGTTATTTGAACACCATTATACAAATTAGAGAAGCCGTTACCTTCAATTTGAATGTGTTCAGTAATTGTAAGGTCTAAACCGTTTACATCATAATCAAGGTCTCTAAACTCTACTATGAGATTATTCATAGCACCTGCTGTTAGTGCATTTTCAATAGCTGTTCTATCATTAGTAACATTATCACCTACAGCACCAAAGTGGTGGACACTTAATTTAGTAGAGATGATGCGGTGCCATCTACCAGGATCTGTGCGGCCACTAGGAGTGAGCACCATGCCGCCATCATGTGCGTCTGTGCTTAGTGGATCCCAGTAGAAAGCACCACCACCAAAGTCGCCAGCCACGTGATACCCACTGACGGCTACTTGCGCCCCGGGAGCGACAGTTTCGACAACTGTTATATCTGCGATGAGTTCTGATACTGTTGAATAACTGTAATTAGAACCACCACTACCACCTGATGTTACTCGAAGCCAACGACCTACAGGAATAACTGGAATAGGTGCTAGAACGAGATTGCCATCATCAATAGCAGCACTAGTTGGATCATATACATAATGAATCAGTGCATTTGCATCAACATGCAATGATGCACGTGTATATCTAAGTACATCTAGGGACCTGATTTCATTAATATCTCTAAAAATGAAATCAAGCTCTATCTTTTGTTCAGAAAGGGTTACTTCACCACGAGTTTGAAGTACTTGACCAGCACCAAGTGCTAAATCTTCGTGAATAATAAGTGATCGATTAATTGTCCTA